CCTTACTCGACACCTGGTGCTTTCTGGTCTTAATCCTGCGCAAGCAGGAACCATCGCGAACCTGTTCCTAAACTGGTGCCGGAAATCCGGGCCAGAATGGACAAACTCAAGATGGAAAGACTTGCGGCAATGGTACGAAGCGTACCTTGCGGCGGATTGTGAAATGAGTAGGTGCTCATTTAGGCCAACTTATTTTGCAAGGAACAGACAAGGTTTCCCGAAAGGGATTCTCTCTGTCTTGTTCAAGCTGCGCCCTGATAAGGCGCTTTTGGCTCTTTCAATCAACACCTTTCTCGTTGCTGATGGGATGATACCCTCACAGCGGCTTAAGTTCCAAGCGGGACTTAAGGGGAACGGTTGTGTTTACACACCGGACCTGAAAGCTCAGTTGCTGAATGACTTGCATAGGGTTAGGATACCCCGCAAGCGACGCCCCAAATCCTTCAACGGAGAAATCCGTTTACCAGATTTGGCAGATTTTGGAAACAAGTCTACCATTTCGGTAGGGGATACCACCATCAAGCTCCCAAAAAGAGCTGATGGGAATTCTCGGGTGGTATCCGAGAAGCTAGCTCAATCATTGGTTGAAGCCTGGCGAAGCACGCCAGAAGTCACCATGGAGTTCCTTTGGGACAGTGGTCATCTTGACTACATCCCGTGGGACGTGCTAGCCCCGGGAGGATATCAACTCGACCTGAATTCTTTTCAGAGCTCAGTTGGTGTTGTCGGTCATATCCAAGAACCCGAATTGAAAGCTAGAAATATCCATAACAGTCATCTGGTAACCCAGGTGACCCTGGAGCCGTTAGGCCGGTTATGGTACTCTATGTTAGCCAGCATCGGTTACGACCTAGCTGGAAACATACATCAATCTTTTGGGAGAGATTGCTTTCTCAACCAAGAGGCTGGTGTAGCTTGGGTTCAATCACAGTTAGCAAAGGGCGTATGCCTAGCAGGCGCAGACTTATCATCTGCGACAGACCTGCTAAGTCTTGATGCATGTATTGACATAGTCAACGAAGTCTTTTTCCCAGAGCTTCGCTCCCAAAAGGAGTACATGAGACACGTGCAGTATTTCTGTGACTGCAGTAGGAGTCCGGTTTGGGACCCGGACGTCAAAAAGTTCGTTCGCTGGGAACAGGGCCAGCCTCTTGGGCTGTACCCATCCTTTGCGTTGCTTGGGCTCACTAACAATGCCTTATGCATGTTAGCCTGCCGTAAAGCCGGACTTCCGACTAATTCCTATTGTGTCCTTGGTGATGACACCATCATGGATGCTCGGGCTGGTGAATACTATACCCAGCTTGTAGAGTCTATTGGTGGGAGTATAAACCACAGCAAAACTCTTACATCCAAGCACATCGCCGAGTTCGCGGGGAGAGTGGTTACTCCCAACGACGTTTATCGTAAACGGATTAAGTTCACTCGCGATGGAGTCTCTGATGATTCCTTCATGGAATTCATGAGGACCGTAGGTGCACCTGGTGTGCCTTTGCTTAGAACCAGACAGAGACGTCTGTGGGACATCTTCCGGTTCGTTCCCGGTATTGTTGTTCCCGGTCCTTGGAGTCTTCACTCTCAAGGGAAGCCTTTGCATCTTCGCTATGAATGGTATCTCACATTCGTAGCACAAGACAGGCTTGAACTTGACCAAGAGGAGCCTCTCGACCCTGAGCATGCTCAGTTAGAGATAGCTTATCTTCTTGGCGAAGATTCTATCAACGGTGTTTTACCGGCACCGTTGGATACCTTACCTTACCAAGGAACAGGTAGAGTTGACCGTACCATGACAGGCGACCCTCGCAAATGGTTGCAAGGGGGCAAGTCATTGGTTGAGGTACTGAGTACCAAGGCCAAAGACCCATCCTTTGTTAAGTACGATGTGTTTGAGGCTCGTGAGATAGCGAATCTCAATACTGCTAACAAACAGCTTTCGTCGGCATCTGAGTCGGACTCTGTCCAGGCTTAGATTGCTCTAAGCACCGTCGAG